ATGTCCCAGCATCTAGGCGCTCAGCGGGTAGTTGAGGATCTGCGCGTAGCGATCCTCCGCCAGCGGCTTTCTCTCAGCGCCATCGCGAAGCGCACGGGGCGATCCTTCTCGTCCGTCTCGCGTCGTTTCAACAACGACGTGCCCGTCAGCCTGGATGACCTCTTCGACTTCGCGGGCGCCGCCGGCATGGACGTCCAGGTGCAGATCACTCCGACGACTGTCGATGACCCCGACGGCGAGGTCACGCGATGAAGCAGACCATCAACATCGATGCACGGCGCGTCGTCATCAAGAACGTCGACAAGCGCCCGCCTCGCCCGTCAGCGCGCGTCGAGCGCTCGCGCGACGTGCTCGATCGCCTCCCACAGCCGGTTCAACTCCGCCGAGATCGTCGCATCGCTCGACGCCCCTCGAGCACTGAGCTCCGAGACGTCATCGATAGCTCGTCGACGCAGGTCGCGTACGACGTCGCTCACTCCCACACTCATCAAACGTCCTCTCCTCCGGCCGAGGAAACCGTTGGCGCGGTTTCCTCACCCCCGGCCAGGGTAGAGGAACGGTCACCGGTCGCCTCCACCAGTGACAGCGCGGCCGCGGTAGCCCCCCACACCGCCGCGGCCGCGCCGACCATCTACTACCAGGACCGGCTCGTCACGCTCTATCACGGTGACAGCCTCGCCGCTCCCGAGCTCTGGCTGCACGCCGACGTCCTGATCACGGATCCGCCCTACGGCCTGGGTGGCATCGCCGGCGCCTACGGCATGAGCCACCGCACGATCGAGAACGATCTCGACACGACGGTTCGCGATCGCGTGCTCGAGCTGTGGGGAGACAAGCCCGCAGCGGTCTTCGGAACTCCCCGCCTCGAGGAGCCTCCCGGTGGGTGGCGTGACCGACTCGTCTGGGACAAGCAGCAGCTCGGCCTCAACGGCGGTGCTTGGCGCTACGCGCACGAGACGATCTACGTCCGGGGCGAAGGATGGCACCGCATCAGCGATGCCTCTTCGAGCATCCTCCGACACTCCTCGCAGAGCAACCGGGCGCACGTCAAAAACCACATCCACTCGAAGCCCGAGAAGCTGCTCGCAGACCTCATCGCGGCCGCGCCCCCGGGCGTCATCGTCGACACCTTCTCCGGTGGAGGATCCACCATCGCGGCGGCACGCGCGCTCGGTCGGCAGATCATCGCCTTCGAGCTCAGCGAAGAACACTGCGCGTCCACCGTCGACCGGCTCACTAGCCGCCTCGACCTCTTCGGTGGAGAGGCGTGAGCGCCGTGGTCGAACTCGCGCAGCCGCGAAAGCTGCTCCCCCGCTGGCACGGGCATGGGGACCAGCTCATCATCGTCGACGGCGCCTACACCTACCTGCGTGCCGAGGACGTCGAGCACCTCGCCGGCATCCCGGCGTGGGGTGAGGGTGAGACGGTCCTCGGCGACGAGTGGCCCCTCGACGTGGCCGGCACCCACTTTTACCTCCTCGAGGACGCACTCCGGCGCTGCGAAGCGCACGGCACCCTCACCGCCCGCGCCTACGTGGAGTGGGTCCTCGGCTTCCTCGCTGTCGTCGACGACGACGTACTCGAGGACGCTCACCGCGTTGTGCCGTTCACCGAGGCGCTCACCGTCACGCAGGCGGCACGACACCTCAGCGCCGAACTCGGCATCACCCTCGGCCGCGCTCAACTGTTCGCGCACCTGGACCGCCTCGACTGGATCGGCCGGAACACCAGCGAAGACGACTGGGTCATCACCCCCTCCGCTCACGTGCGCGACCTGCTCACCCTGCGCCCGGTCAACGTGCCCGCCGCCACCCGCCAACGCCGCCGCCGCTACCTGCAGGTGCACGTCACCCGCGCCGGCCTCGCCGAGCTAGCTCGCGCCCTCGCCACCCCGACACCACCACCTCCGCCGTTGTTCTGAGAAGAGAGCACCCGATGTCACACCCGACCCGAACCCGCCGCCCCATCCCCGCCGTCGCGCTCCTGACGCTGTTCTTCGGCGCACTGTGGGGCTTCTGCCTCATCCTGAGCGCCGCCCCCGCTGTCGCTGGCGTCATCGCTGTCCTGATCGGTGCCACCCTCACCGCGCTCTACCTCAAGGGCTGGGTGATTCGATGACCACCTCTAAGCCCGCCCCCGTCAACGCGCCCCGCGTGACGACCGACGACCTCCAGTTCGCAGCGGCGCCGGTTGGTCTCATCATCCTCGCCGGCGTCGCGCTCATCGGTGCTCTTGTGCCCGCCGCGATCGCCATCGTCATGGCCTCTGGTGGACAGCTGTGACACCTGAACCTTTCCGCTGCCCGCCGGATCACGGTCACGCCGCGAAGAGCACCTGTTACGGCGCCCACAAGTGCCGCTGCTTCCCGTGTAGGCGGGCCAACGCGGCGCGTGTCGAGGCAGCTCGCATCGATCCCCAGCCGCGGACGATGGCCCCCGAGCCCGTCGCGGCGCACGTCGCGTATCTCCAGGGATTCGGGTACACATACGCCCAGATCGCACGCGCCGCCGGCGTCAACGAGGGAACGCCCCTCCGTCTCGTTCGAAACCGACTCAAGTTCGTGCAGATCCACGTGGGACGCTCGCTGCTTGCCGTGCGGCCGAACATCTCCCACCTCGACCTGCACACAAAGATCCCCGCTCGGGGCGTCCACAGGCGCCTGCAGGCGCTCGCCACGCAGGGATGGTCGATTGCTGCGGTAGCCGATCACATCGGGGCTTCCCGCAGTCACCTGTCACACCTGGCGTGGAACGCGGGCGTCACTGTTCGCAATCACCTGCTCATCGCTAAGGCGTACGAACAGCTCTGGAAAGCCGCACCACCGTCCCGCGACAAGTGGGAGGCGCGGACCATACTCCGCACCCGTAAGCGCGCTGCGAACCTCGGATGGATCCCACCGCTCGCATGGGATGACATTGACTACGACGACGCCCCTCAGCAGCCCGAACCGTCCGCAGAGAACGACGTCATCGCGATTGCCCTCGCAGTCAGCGGCGGCTCTCGCGTGCAGCTCACCCGTGCGGAGCGCAAGGAGGCCGTCCGGCAGCTCAACGCCCTCCACCGAACCGACAAGCAGATCGCCGCGATGCTCGGCTGCACGGAACAGACCGTGATGCGTGATCGCCGCGAGATTGGCGCGGGTCCTGCGGTGGGGCATGACCGCCAGCCGATCATCGGGGCGCGTACCGCATGAGCCTCGTACAGACCGCTGTCGAGACCGGCGCCGGCGTCCGGTGGCTGATCTTCCGCGCCGCCATCCGGGCGCCCAAGTTAGGCGAGAACCACCGCGATGTCGTCCGCTGGCACAGCCGCGCGTACCTGGCCAACACCGCCAAGACCAACCGTGTGTTCCTCGAGGACGCCGTTCAGCACAAGAGCCTCGGCGCCGCTCACCTTCGCGCCCGCAACGAATGCCGCCGCTTCTACCGGAAGAACCTCACCCGATGAGCTCACGCCCGCCCGCCGAGAAACCGAACCGAATCCGCAACCAGTTCGGCAGCTTCGCGCAGATCCCCTCCGACCTGGTCAAGGACCCGGCCATCAGCGACCGCGCCACGCGCGTCTACGCGCTCCTGTGGACGTACAGCAGCGAGCGGGACCGGGAGTCGTTCCCGTCGCGCGCGCAGATGGCTGCGGACCTCGAGAAGTCCGTCGCGACGATCGACCGTGGCATCGGGGAGCTGGTGCGACGCGGGGCCATCACCGTCGAGGAAGTGTTCGACGGTCTCCGTCAGACGAGCAACCTGTACACGATCATCGCTCCGCTTCCACCGCGCCCCGAGCGTGACGAGTACGCCGACGAAGTTATCCACAGGGGCCGCAAATTTGAGGCCACCCCAGCCTCAAATTTGCAGCCCTCGGGGGCCTCAAATTTGGGGCTCCAAGAACAAGAACCAGAAGAACAAGAGATCTCTGGTCCGGTCAATGACGTAACTACCGACCGCGAGCACGACGAATTTGGGACCGGACCGAAGCCCTCTCCCGGCACCATCAGCCACACCTACGGCAAGCCCCTGCATCACGTCGACGTGTTCGCAGCGATCGGCACCTGGCTCCCGTCGACGTTCGACGACGAGCAGCTCGACATCCTCGCCGAGGAGATCGTCCGAGCAGCCCACCCGACCCGCGTCGTCGACCCCACCGCCTACGTCATCCGCTCCATCCGCAACACCGTCCGAGACGACGAGCGCCGCCGCGGCTTCTGGCTGCTCCGCGCCGACGAGATCGCCGCCGAACAGCTGGTGCTCGCCGCACGAGGGTCGAGGTTCTGATGCTCATCGCCGACAACGAGCCCACCCTCCTCGAGCAGCGCGGCTGGATCCACCCCGGCGCGACAACCTGGATCCTCCGCTTCGACTGGGCCAAGAACCCCATGCCCATGAACGGATCCCGAGGAGCCAGCTGGCGCGGTCACGCAGGCAAGACCGCCCGCATCCGCACCCGCGCCGTCTACCTCGCCGAGCAGCTCGCGCAGATCCCGCCGCTCGGCCGCATCGAAGTGCAGCTCACCCAATGGATCAAGCTCCGCCGCACCCGCGACCTGGACAACTTCGGCCTGCTCGAAAAGCCCCTCTTCGACGCCCTCGTCAAAGCCCGAATCGTCGAAGACGACCGACCCGAACTCATGGTCAAACCCCGCGCCCAGATCCGGCACGTCGACGACAGCGAAGGCATCCTCCACCAGCCGTGCTTCACGCTCCGCATCGCCCAGCTCGACGACGAGGACGTGACCTCGTGACCCTCGGACTGTTCCGCAAACCGGAACCGAAGCGCTCGCCGGATCCCACACCCGAGCAGCTGCTCGCCTTCGAACGCGCCCATACGCCCGGTCGATACACCGGCGCCAAAGACGAGCAGATCCGCGCCGAGCTTCACATCAAGCCCGTTCGCTACTACGTGCTCCTCGGTCGCCTCATCTGGCTCGAGGAAGCCCTGCAAATCGACGCCGTGCTCACGAACCAGCTGCGCCGCCTCGCGCTCGAGCGGCAAGTAGAGACCGACCGCCGCCGGCGGCGCTGACACGACCACCCATCACAACACCGCAAAGGAAACCCCATGCAGACCATCACTCCCGGCAAGAAACGCCAGCGCCGCGAACCCAGCATGCCCGAGATCACGCCTTGGCACATGCGGATCCTCAACGCACTGCAGGGACGCCAGATGTTCCAGGGCATCGACGCCGACCTCGACCCCGCCGCTGCCAACCGACTCGCGAAGCGACGCCGCCGGAACCGGCTCGCGAAGGCCTCGCGCAAGCTCAACCGCCGCCGCTGAGAAAACAGGAGACCCGACATGGCTACCAAGACCGCACCCGCGGAGATTCCGACTCCTACTCAGCGTCTGCTCGAGGTCAATCCGACCACCTTGCGCGTCCGCGACCAGGCCCGCGAGGACGCCACACCCGATGAAGGCCTCATCGCTTCCGTACGTCAGCACGGGCTGCTGCAGCCGCCCATCGTCGAGAAGCGAGGCGGCGAGTACTTCATCCTCTTCGGACACCGCCGCGTGGGCGCAGCGATCGTCGCCGGCATGGAGACCATCACCGTCATCGTCCGCGACATGCCCGATCTCGACCACGACGCCCTCACCCTCGAGGAGCAGTTCGTCGAAAACGAACGACGCAAGCAGCTCAGCTCCAAGGACGTCGCCGCGGGCTACTCCAAGCTCGCGCTGTTCGGGTTGCGACCCGAAGACATCGCCGCCAGTCTCGGCGAGAAGACCGAGCGCGTGCGCGCCGGCCTCAAGATCGTCGAGTCCACGAAGGCGTCCGAGCTGATCGAGGCCAACCCGGTCATCGACTTCGAGCAGGCTGCGGTCATCGCTGACTTCGAAGACCACCCGAAGCTGCAGAAGAAGCTCATCGAGACGGCCACTGAGCGCCCGGAGAACTTCCAGCGCGACGCCGAACAAGCCCGCGGTGACCGCCGCGTACGGCAGATCGTCGCCGGCATCCGCGCCGATCTCACCGAGCAGGGTGTGCCCGTGCTGCAGGAAGTCACCTACGAGACCGGCAACTACTGGGGCGGTGCCACCGGCGATTCCTCCACGGGAGCACCCATCAGCACCCTCGTCGATTCCGACGGCAACGACATCACCCCTGAAACCCACCTCCTCTGCGACGGACACGCAGCCGTCATCCACCGCGCCCAGTCCTACTACCTCGACAAGCCCAAGACGCCCATCGAAGCCTTCTTCGTCTGCACGAACTGGGACGGCTTCGGTCACCAGCTCCGCGGCCGCGTCCGGACTCCCGAGCAGGAAGCTCAGGAAGCCGAGTGGCAGCGACAACAGGACGAGCGCAACGCACGCCTTGCGATCGAAGCCGCGAACACCGCGGCGCGCCGAGCCTGGATTCACAGCCACCTCACCACCGGTCGCTTTCGGCCCACCGCGGCGCACTTCGAGCTCATGGCCATGGCGATCGCCGTGACAATCGCCAACCACGACCGCGCCGCCGCGGATATCACGCTCACGTTGCTCACCGGCGAGGAGTGGCCCGACAGCAGCTGGGACGGCCGGGAGAAGGCGAAGGTCGAGCTCGCTGCCCGGATCCGCACCGGGAAGCTTCCGGCGCTGCGCGCCATCGTCGCCGACGCGATTGCCGTGTTCGAGGTCCCCCGTCTTCTCGAGCGACCCGAAGCCCTCACCTACTTCGCCGCGCTCGAGGAATGGGGCTACACCCTCACCGACACCGACCGGAAGCACATCGCCGCAGCCACCGCTGCAGCAGCCGCCGCCGCGGCGAAAGCCGCCGGCACCACCGACGAAAACGAGGACGGCGAATGAGCCGCGGCCCCTACAAACGCCACACCCGCCTCCGCGTCGTCGACCCCAACTGGCGAGAAGGCGAAGCGTTCGTCCTCGGCACCACCCGCTGGCTGATCAAAACCATCACCAAAGACGGCCAGGTCACCCTCCAAACCTCCAGCACCGTCAACCACTCCGTCCGATGGAACACCACCCTCGGGCACCTCCCCGAAAAGAGCCTCACATGAGCAGCGCAGACCTCTGGGAAGACGACTACCCCCACGGCACCGTCGAAGGCTACGACGGCGGATGCCGCGGCGGCGCCTGCCCCGCACAGTCGATCGACATGCCGTGCAAACGAGCCAAGACCCTCGCCGCCGGCGACATCCGCTACAACCGGCTCGTCGCCGCCGGGAAGACCCCCGCCGAGATCGCCGCCGTCATCGACGAACACGACGCGCAGACCCCCACCCCCACGAAGAAGAAAACGAAGGCGCCGGTGCCTGCGCCACCGCGCAAGAAAGCACCCGCCCCCGTCTTCGCCCCCGACCTGGTCGACGACCTTCCCGAACACGGCTGGCCCGAGACCCCCACGCAGGCGAGCACCAGCGAGCCCGTAATCCCGGCGACCGCGTCCGAAGGCACCGTCGTCGAACCCGACACCGAAGTGCTCGCCGCCGACCCCATCGACTCCGAGACCGTCATCCCCGCCCCCGCAGAGGACACTACCGCCGTCGAGTCAGACGCCCCGGCGCCCACAGAGGACACCACCCCCGTCGAAGCGGACACCCCGACCCTCGCCGACGACACCACGACACCGGCCGAGGACACCACAACCAACCCCAAAGACGAGGAGACCACCGTGGCCACCGCACCCATCACCAGCGAAAAATTCACCGCCGGCCTCTCCCCCACCGCCCGAACCTTCGTCCTCCGCTCCATCCGCGAATGGGCTCGCGCAAACGGCTTCCCCGGCGTGCCCAGCCACGGACGCATCCCCCGCGACGCGCTCGCCGCATTCGACCAGGCGCACCCCAACGGAATCATCCCCGCCGCCGCCCACACAGAGAAGCCCGCCGCCGCCGGCATCGAGGCGCACATCGCCCGCCACCGCGAGGTCCGCGAATGGGCCCGCGCCAACGGATGGCCCGAGCTCACGGACCGCGGACTCATCGAGCCCGAGATCCACGAGGCCTACGACGCCGCCCACGAAGCCGTCGCCGACCCGGTCGCTGCGCCCCTCGAGGACGCCGAGCAACCGTTCAGCGCCGACCTCGACGAGGTCCGGGAACGAGCGGACATGCCCCCGCTGCACGTCATCGTTCGTTCGGGCGACCTCACCGTGCCGGAGGAGCTCGTCGCGCCGCGCCCCGCTTGGAGCGACGTGACGGTAAGCGAGGACGTCGAACACGCTCGCTCGATCGCCGCGCTGCTCGAGGAGCAGAACGCCTCGCTCATCGACCAGGTGCGCGCCTCCCAACAGGTCACCGACAACGCCCTCCACCTGGTCTCGGACTTCCGAGCTCGCGACCAGGTGCACCGCGCCAACCTCGCCACCGCCGAACGCAAGGCGCACGTGGAGAAGACCCTGCGCGGCGTCACCGAGGGCAACAACCGGCTCCTCCGCGCGCGCGTCGAAGAGCTCGAAGCCGAACTCGCCGAGGCCACCAAGCCCTGGTGGAAGCGGATCTTCTGATGACCCCAGACCCCGCACCGCACTTCTCGGAACCGGACCGACTCCTCGCCGGCATCCGCGGCAACATCTACCGGCTCACCGTCACCACGCGCGTCCAGTACGACCGCGACCCGCCGGCCGGCGCGGCACGGACCCCGGCTGAAAAGCTTCGTCGCCCTCAGCCCATCAAAGCCAACGCCTACGTCGCCCCGCTGCTCACCGAGCTGCGCGACGCGATCCGCCCCAGCCAGGGACGCACCGACAGCGGCCGCGGCGGCGGCGCGAACTCGCTCCCCTACGACGAAACTGCCAGCGCCCTGCTCGCGACCATCGAGGGAGAGATCGCCGGCATGTATCGCTCCGCGCTCGAAATCGAACCGCTCGGCGCGAGCGAGCAGCTGCTCCTGGAGTGGCTGCACGAGTTCGAGTTCGCCTACCGCGCCGGCGACGTCGTTGAAGCGCAACTGTCGAACCTGCTCATCCGGATCCGCGGGTGGCGGTTCGCCATCGAAGACCACTTCATGCCGCCCCGCAAGCAGGAGTTCGCTCACTGCCCCGCCTGCGGCTACACCCACTTCGAGACGTTCGTGCACGGCGAGGTGATGCGCCAGCGCTGCGTCACCGTCACCTATTGGCCGGGCAACAGTCGCCGGCCACCCACCGCCGAGTGCGGCCACTGCGGCGCGCAATGGGTCGGCACCGCAGCCCTCACCGACCTCAACCGCGACGTCGACAACCTCCGCAAGACCCTGCTCGCCATCGACAAGACGGCCCTCGACGAACCCATCGTCGCTCCCATCCCCGACGCCGAAGCCGACAGCACCGATCTCACCGAGGAGCCCACCCCATGACCGCACCCGCAGCCAGGCTCCTCCGCGACCACATCCTCGCTCAGCGCCTCACCTACAACACCGAAGCCGACCTGCAGCTCGCCCTCGACGGTGTCCTCACCCGAGAGAAGGACCTCGGCCACCCCATCGTCCAGTTCGACCGCGAGCACCGCCTCGACGGGCACAACCGCATCGACTTCCTCGTCACCCTCCGCAACGGCCTGAACCGCCCCCACGCCCACATCGGCATCGAGGTGAAGATCAACGGCCCCCTCGCCGCCGTGCAACGCCAGCTCGAGCGCTACGCCCAGTTCCCCTCAATCGACGAGCTGCTCCTCGTCACCAACCGCGCCCACCACCACGGCATCCCGTACACGATCTACGGCAAGCCCGTCGTCCTCTGCTCCCTCATCGGAGCCGCCCTGTGAAGACCCACGGCACCTACCAGTTCATCCCGCCCGGCTTCGCCCACGCCGACGCACACCTCGGCATGTGGAAGCTCACCATGGAGCCGATGGCCACCATCCGCGCGAAGCGGATCCTCGGCCGCGTCAAGCAATCCCGCTCCGACTTCGTCACCATCGCCCACACCCTCGAAGTGGCCCGCGACCTCGACTGGTTCATGGACCGCTTCCCCCTCGAGCCCGTCGACCCCCGCTCCGCAGCAAAGCTCGCCGCCGCCTGCAAAGAGCACGCCGAACGCGAAGCCGCGATCGACGCCATCATGGCCGGCGACCTCACCCGCGTCCCCATCACCGTCGAGATCGCCAAGACCCCCCGCGACTACCAGCTGCAAGCCCTCCAGCTGCTCCGCACCCGCAAGCGCATCCTCCTCGGCGACGACGTCGGCCTCGGCAAGACCTTCACATCCCTGCTCGCCACCACACTCCCCGACGCGCTCCCCGTCATCGTCGTCCCACCCACCCACCTCCCCGGCCGGTGGGTCACCGAGCTGCAGGAAGCATTCCCCAACCTCACCTACGAGGTCGCCAAGAGCACCACCCCCGGCTCCCACATCTTCACCGGCCACCTCGCCGACGTCACCATCGTCACCTACAGCAAGATCGCCGGCTGGTCCAACGTCCTCGCCCAGTACGCACGCACAGTCATCTTCGACGAAGCCCAAGAACTCCGACACGGCGTCACCACCGACAAGGGCGCCGCCGCCGCCCTCCTCACCGAGCGCGCCACCTACGTCATCGGCGCCACCGCCACCCCCGTCTACAACTACGGCTCCGAGATCCACAACCTCGCCGACATCCTCGCCCGCGGCGAACTCGGCACACGCGAAGAGTTCATCCGCGAATGGGGCGGCGCGACCATGAGCAACGGCCGCGCCATGGTCAAGAACCCCGCAGCCCTCGGCGCCTACATGCGCTCCTCCGGATTCCTCCTCGCCCGCACCCGCGAAGAAGTCGGCCGCGAACTCCCCAAGACCATCAAGCACACCATGACCGTCGACACCGACAGCCAAGTCATCGACGACGTCAAAGCCGACCTCCGCCGCCTCGCCGAACGCATCCTCGCCGGCAACGTCGACGCACAACAGATGTTCCAAGCCGCAGGCGAAATCGACTGGCGCATGCGCCAAGCCACCGGCATCGCCAAAGCCCCCTACGTCGCCGAATTCTGCAAGCTGCTCCTCGAATCCGAACGCAAAATCGTCATCTGGGCCTGGCACCGCGCCGTCCACGACACCCTCATGACCGCGCTCGCCGCGTTCAACCCGCTGCTGTACACCGGCTCCGAGTCACCCAAGCAGAAGAGCGACGCGGAGGCCGCGTTCAAGGTCCCGCCGCTCGACCCAAACGACCCCACCGTCACGCAGGAGCAGCTCGACGCGGAAAACCGCGTGCTCATCATGTCGCTGCGCTCAGGTGCCGGCGTCGACGGGCTGCAGAAGGTCGCCGGCGTCGGGGTGTTCGCCGAGCTCGACTGGTCCCCCGCCACCCACGAGCAAGCCATCGGCCGCATCCGTCGCGACGACATGCGCTCCGACGCCCCTCCCGTCGCGTACTTCCTCGTCACCGAGGACGGATCCGACCCCGCGCTGATGAGCACCCTCGGCATCAAGCGCAACCAGGCCGAACCGATGATCTCGAAAGACGGCCAGCTCTTCAACAACTCCACCGTCGATCCCGGCCGCGCCAAAGCCCTCGCCCGCGCCGTGCTCGGCCTCCCCACAGAACAGGACCCGTCATGAGAACCACCATCGATCACACCCGCGAGCACCTCATCGCCGCGGCCGAGCTCGTCATCTCAACGCAGTTCGTGTCGACGTCGATGCTGCAGCGCAAGATGCGCGTATCCCTCACGCGCGCCATGGAGCTGCTCGACGCACTCGAGCGCCGCGGCATCGTCAGCGCGTTCCTCGAGCGCGGTCGGAGAGACGTCCTCGTGCCCGCCGCCCAACTGCAGGACACGCTCGAGCGGCTCCGCACGCAGGACGACCACGTCGCCGCCCGCTACTACGCCGACCGCGTTCTCAACGCTCAGCACGTCTCGCGCGGCGTCCACCAGCCCGACGGCACCCACGCGCCCATCCCCGCCGAGCTCGTCGCCGCCGTCCTGCACGCGCTCGCCGACCACACCCACAACAGTCACATGCTCGCCGTCGCCAAAGACCACCTCCTCGCCCGCCCCGACGACACCTGGCCCGCCATCGACTCCCTCGGCCGCTACTTCCACGCGCTCGCCGACTCGATCGACACCCGCCTCGCGTACGTCGTCTGCAACCGCCTCCTCGACCCCGAGGAGAACGAGCACTGCGAATTCGACGGCCGCGTGATCCTCACCGACGCCGGCGCCGGCACGTGCCCCGCGTGCCGCGGCCCCGTCCGAGCCGAGGACGAGCGTTGAGATGCCAATCGAACAATGCCGATCCCGGCACCAAGAAACCCGACTCAGGTGCGAACGAAACCGCGGACACGACGGAGAACACCGTACCGAGCCCGGACCCACCCGCATCGCCACCGAGACCAACCGGATCGCCGCAATGGTGACCTGGTCCACCCCCACCCACTGAGCACCCCACGAGAGGGACACCCATGCAGAACACCACCCGCGGCGCCGCCGCCGCGATCGCCATCGCCCTCGCTACCGCCACCCTCGCCGGGTGCGGCATCAAGTACGACGGCGACTCCACCGGCTGCACCGTCGACGAGAAGTACGTCGCCGTTTCTAACAAGACCAGCGAGAAGCGCCTGTCGACGTCGTGCGGCGTCTTCAAGGTCGAGGACGAGCTGTCCCAGGGGGACTGGAACTCCGCCGACCGTTACGCCCAGATCGAGGTTGGCAAGACCTACGACTTCGAGACCTACGGCTACCGCAACGGCTTCTTCTCCAGCTTCCCGAACGTCGCCAAGGCCACCGAGGTCCAGTGACCGAGCCCACCCACCACCGAACAGGACACCCGATGACCCGCCCCTTCACTCCCCCGCTCGCCCTCCACAACGGCACCACCCGACTCAGGGTGAAGCGAACCTGCAACAACTGCTACCGCATCCTCGGCGACGCCACCGACGACGAGCTCGCCGCCGCCGTCGTCGACGAGCCGCTACCCGACACCACCGACGAGTGCGGCTGCGCCCGCATCATCGAGCAGCTCGCGCTGCTGTCCAACCACGTCGACCAGCAGGAGTCGGGCACCGCCACCTGGGAGCAGCTCGACCCCGCCGGCCGCGAGGCCTACCTCAAGGAAGCCGTCACCGCCGTGCGCGCCCTCGTGCACCTCGGATGGGGCCCCGCCCCGGAGCTCACCACCGAGGTCATCGATCGTGCCGCCGGCGCCGCCTGGGCCTCCACCGGCCCCAGCGTCGCCAACGGCTTCGGCGACGCCGAGGCGTGGGCGGACGCTGATGTCGACCAGCGCAACCGGTGGCGGCAGCGCGCGGCCGCGGCGATCGCCGAATCCCGCTCGGCGGTGACCGCGTGACGCTCACCACCCACGTCGCCCTCACCGGACCGATCGACGCCGACACCGCCTTCGTCTTCGCCCTCCAGGCGCTCTTCGAAGCCGGAGGCCTCGACCAGGGCTTCGACAGCGTCCGCACCCGCACCGAAACCATCGATGGCGACACCACCGTCTGGACAATCCCCGGACAAGGCCTCCCCGGCATCGTCACCGCCCACGCTCGGCAAGACGGAACCCAACTCGACACCGCCGAGTACACCTCCTACTTCGCCGGCATCGGCACCGACGCCCAGCAGTGCAACGCGCTCATCGCATGGGACACCGCCCTCGGCTACTACGGCCCCGTCGCCGCCAACGTCGACCAGCTGCACGCCGCAGCCATCACCCTCCTGCACAGCGAACTCCCCGCCGACGTCACACTCCGCTGGCGCCACGAACCCACCGGCACCTGGCACGACGGCCTCACCGGCCTCGACCTGCTCGCCGACATCCAGGAACTCCTCACCGACATCCTCCGCAGCACCCGCCCCGACACGAACGGACCCCGCACATGAGCGACGACCTCCGCGCCCTCATCCAGCGCACCCTCGAAGAACTCGCACCCAGCGTCGCCTTCCTGCCGGGATACGACGACATCGCAGACGCCCTCGTCAACGCCATCCACAAGGCCTACCCCGGACCCGTCGCCATTGCCACCAGCGCGCTCGCCGAGGCGGTCGAGAAGACCGTCAAGGAGCACCCGGAGCCGCACGCGACCGACTCTCGGATGGTCGGCTCACCGCTCGACATCACCAAAGACCCCGCCCACCGAGCAACCCACGACCGCTGGCACACGAAACGACAGGTCTTCGAACGACCTGAGTACCGCGACGGACCCCGGCACGTCATCGTCGGCGACCGCCAAGAAGGCAAGACCACCCTCGCGAAGAAATGGCTGCTCGAGGCACCCGCCGACGTGGAACGAGTACTCGTGACCTACTCCCTCGACGACGCTGCCGGCATCAAGGAGGACCTCGGGCTCACCCGCAACGACCCGCGCGTCATCAGCTTCCACTCCCTCATCGGGCCCGGCCGATCAGCGCGCCCCGACGTCGAATACGGCTTCGACGAGACCGTGCGCATCCTCGAGCGACTCCTACGCCTCAAGCAGCCGCCGCACCTGCTCACCATCGTCACCGCATCGGCATGGCAGGGAGACCAGCGATGAACCACTTCACCGCCCTCGGCCTCGCATTCCAAGCCCTGTATTCGAACGTCCGCATCCTCGTCCTCACCCCCGAGTACTCCGTGCGCGAAACCCTCGACACCCTCGCCCACCTCCCCGACAACCCCAAACCGAACGCGCTCGCCGACTTCCTACGACCCGACAGGGTCAACCGCGCCAACGGCGCCGAGGAAGTCATCTACCCAACCGGCTCACGCATTCAGATCCGCCGATACACCCACACGGCCTCGCTGCACCTGGCAAGCCGCGCCGACATCGTCTTCATCGACACCCCCGTCGAGTACGACCTCCGCCAGCGCCAGGGTGAGAACTACCGACGCGAGTGGGAGAACAACCTCGGGCAGTACATCAGCCCCTTCACCCGGCTGGTGCGCGGATGAGCCCCTGGCCCGTCCAACGTGGCGGCAACGTCCCACCACCCCGCACCGGACCCAGCGGTACCGCCGGCGACAGCGGAGCAGCACCCCACATGCCGCCGGCGGGCGGCAGCGGCGTCTCGCGGCCACAGCGCCCACACATTGGGCCGTCCACACCGAACGGGTACCAGCTGAAGCCCGTCGCCATCGGCTACGAGATCACCCTCCGGTGGGGCTGGCCAGACGGCACACCGTCGATGCTCAGCGGCTACGCCGGGTGGGCCCTCACCGAAGCCGGGGCCCACCGCAAAGCCCACCGCATCATCACCCGCAAGAAGCTCCGCCTCGCCCGCGACGCCCAAGCCAAGCAGTACGACGCATGACCGGATACGACGACGACCTGATCAGCGGCGAGACGGTCCTCCGCGCCGTCATCAACAACGGCAACCTCACCCCGCAACACCACCCCCGCCGATACCCGCGGCGCCTGCAGCTGCTCGACCACGTGCACCTCGCCGACGCGATCGCCCTCACCCACGCCGTCTACATCGGCCCCGACAGCGAATGGGCATGCCCCATCACCTTCTCCGACCGCGGCGCCCAATACCCCAGCCTCAACGACCCCGCCATCGCCCGCATCATCCGCCAGGATTTCGCAGTCCTCGCACGACGCGGCGAACTCCACTTCCCCAACTGGCGACACCTCGGCGGCACCCGCGGCCCCATCACCTTCACTTACGCCCTCACCGAAACGGGGATCGCCGTTCTCGCCGGCCGCGACCTCGCCTGCCTCTGCCGCCTCGACGAAGCCTGCCACGGCGACGTCCTCCTCCGACTCGCCAACCCCGCAAACCCCTGTCCCGAATGCACCGCCGGCAAACACCGCAACTGCGACGGCACCACCCTCGACGACACCACCGACACCTGGATTCTCTGCAACTGCCACGACACCACCCACCCCACCCGCACAGCCACCGCGCTCGCCGCGGCCCGACAGGAAGCAGCAAACCGGCCATGACGAATCCCAACACCCCTACGCGACGCGACGCTGACCTCGACGTCCTACGTCGCAGCCTGCACGCCACCGGCCTCGATTGGGCTGACGCCGGCGACGAAGGCCTCAGCGATGACGCGTTCTACACGGCAGCCGGCGTCGCACTCGACGCACTCGCACAGGCACGGCGTCGAGAGGGAACGCCTGCGGTACGCGAAGCCCGCCAAACGCTGCGTGACTACCTGGGCATGGCATCTGGCGGGACCCTCAGCGACGCCGACCTGTGGCTCTTCGCTGACGAGGCGCTCTCCGACCTGACCGAGATCCGTTCAGAAAGCGCGCCCACCGCCGCCGAAATCGACGCGGGAGCCTGGGCCATCCTCAACAGGAACATGGACCTCGCTGACCGCTCGCCCAGCCAGGACGCCCGGGAAGACGCCCGATTGGATGCTCGCGCTGCACTCGAAGCCGCACGGAGCAGAGCATGAGCCGCCTCGAGCCCGCCGACACCATCGAAGCCACCGTTGGCGCACCCCGCCACGCCACCCTCCACATCGCCCGAGCCGACAGCAGCGAGCAACGCGTCTACCTGCTCCACCCCGAGGCGTGCGTCGCCGCGCACCAGGCCGACGGCGCCGACCTCCGCGATTGCCTCTTCTCGCTCGCGCTGGACGAGGGCATCGACATGGGCCCGTGGGAAGACTTCCAAGACGTGCCCGCCGTCGTCGAGATCGACGAAGAGCACGGCGACCTCGTCCCCACCCACGTCGCCGAAGCCCGCATCTTCACCCGCGCCGACCTCGACCACTTCATCGAACTCGGATCCCGAGGACCAGGCACACACGCAACCGCGACCGCGCTCATCTTCGAACTCTCCACCGTCGACGCCACCGCACCCCACGCCACCCACTGGACCAGCGACGCACCCACCAGCCTCCACGGCAACGGCGCCGCCTCCTTCGAACACACCACCCGCGACCCCGCCCACGTCACATGCCGCCTCTGCCTCACCCTCCTCAGCCGCGAACCCGCGCTCGCCGCGAACCCCACACCCCGAGAGGAAAACGCATGAAATTGATTACAGACACCCCGCTGCGCACCAATCTGATTCCCTGCCGCCACCCGGTGGCCTGCAGGTCGAGAAGACAACCCGCCTCAAGGACCAGAACGGGAGCCAAGATGCCTGAGTCGACTGTCCCCGACGACATCGCAGACGAGCGGAAGGCGCTGCGCGAGGTGCGTGAGCGCTTCGGTAAGCGCGTCGGCCGGGACTGCGACGAGTGGGCGTGCAGGGCCACGGTGGATGACGGCCCGCTCTGGCGCGTCAACCCGAAGGGTCGGCCGGGGATCTTCATGTGCTCAGCGCACCGCGACGGCTATGGACAGGACCACCAGAACGGGGACCGAGATGCCTGACGAGTACACGAAGTGCGTCAATTGCGGCCAACGGGTCGAGCGGATCAACTTCGCTCTCGGACCTGAGTGGCGGCACTGGCCCACTCCGCACGGCAACTACCGCACGCGCGAGATGTATCGCGACTGCCACATGGGGCTGGTCGCCACGCCGGACCACATGGATGGGGGGCTGTAATGGCCGTGAGCTTCAAGCGCCCGCCGTCCCCGCAGGTAGTCCGCTCGGACGGCACGGTCGAGGACCGCGCCACAGGTCGCGTCCTTGGCCGCGTGTACGGTGCTCTCGATAGTTGGCACTACGTCACAGCCACAGGCGAGAGCGACCCGCTCACGTGGACGGCATACGCAACTCGCACGCAGGCCGTAGCGGCGCTGGCCCACCGATCGACCGCACAGGACCACCAGAACGGGGGTCTGTGATGGCCTTTCGCATGGCACGCCAACCCGCGGCACCTTCGGACCTCGAACCGATGACAACGGAGGAAGTTCGAGAGTTCTTCCACGACGAGGGGCGATGGGCTGAGCCGGAAACTCAGGGCGCCCGGTTTGATATGTGGCTTGCGGCGCACGTCGCGTCAGACCACCCGAACGGGGGCTTGTGATGGCCCGCCCTACGCCCACTTGCACGCCTGACGGCTGCACCTACCCCATGGTCGTGGGCCTCATCCCCGGCATCGACGTGTCGATCGACGGTGACATTTGGCCGGGCTCGCCGTACGACCGACACATCGACGTGTGCCCGGCAGATGGGTGGGCGTCGACCGCCGCGCACGATGAGGCCGAGTCAAGTGCGCAGGACCACATGGATGGTGGCCAATGATCCGGGTGCCGACCGACAAGCACGGCAACGTCGGCTGGGTCGTGCGAGCGAACAAGCCTCATCGCTGCGAGATGCGGAACGACGGGTGTACCGGCATCGCAAAGGGTGATCTGTACTACCGCGCGATGGCCTGGCCCAACTCGGACGTCAATCACAGCGACCAGCCGTGGGTGTTCCGCGTCTGCCGCGCGTGCCTTCACGACGAGCACCGCGCACTGTTCGACTCGGTGGCCGGATCGAGTGATTCGCCGGCGGAGGGAGCGCCGTGACCGTCTACGTCGACAACTTCATGGTCCGCGCCGACGTGCCGAACGGAGACCGCGTCGTCCGCGGCCGCTGGTGCCACATGACAGCAGACACTCGCGAGGAGCTCGACGCCATGGCCGACCTGATCGGACTACGCCGCTCCTGGATCCAACACCCCGGCACATGGAAAGAGCACTACGACGTGACCATGACCAAGCGCGCCGCCGCTGTCCGCGCCGGCGCCGTCGAGATCACCCTCCGCGAGGCGGTCGCACTCCACAAGGCCAGGCGCGCAGCCCTAGCCGGCACAACCAACCCTGCGCGCTCGCCGCAGCCCAACACCGAAGACAGGAGCCAGTGATGTACCCCATCGAGTCCTACCGAGTAGCCCCTAACCTGTTCGGCGTCGTTCGCTGGCAAGCCGAGATCACCGGGCAACGGTCCCGCTTCGCTCGACGCGCCTACAGCCAGACCGCCGCCGAACGGAAGATCGCGAACGACGAGAACGCCCTCTACGACGGCGGCACCCGGCTCATGCAGACCCTCGTACTCCCCCTCACCGCCCCGATCCGCCACTGGCACGACCAGCTCTGCCAGCGAGCAGACCGCAGGCGCCGCAGCCAGGCGGTGCTATCTTCAGCCGCACGCGACAGCTTGCGCGATCGCACTGCGAGCAAGGAGAGCAGATGAGCGTCAGCATCATCCCCACGGAAGACCACGGATCGTTCCGAGTCACCGACCGAATGCTCTACGAGACGGGCGCCATCGCGTGGGATGCGTTCGCGATCCTGCTCAACGAGGAAGCTCGTCTTCGCAAACTCGACCTCGAATTCTGGCGTGAGGAGCCTTCGCGTGACGTGATCGTCAAGTGGCGCCCTCACCGGCCTCCGACGGAGTAACGGGTTGACGATCGACGCACGCAACGCCACCGGCGTCCCCTGCATCACCACCTGCCCGGCAACCCTCCCATCCGAGATGTTCCTCGACTTCGACCTCACCGACTGGCAACACCAGGCACTGCGCTCCATGGGCTTCCGCATCTCAACCCCACCCCACAACCCACCACCGCCACGCTGAGCGCTCGCCGCGGGCCTGACCTCTTCGAGCGACCCTCAGCAGGTTTCAAGGCTCGACGTTGGGCGTGAGCCGAATTCGTGTGCTACATTTTCGGCGCGCGGTAGAAGTGTTTCTACCGACAGAAGCCCCGATGGCCCTTCTCGGCCTCGGGGCTTCTGTCATTCGCAGCGGGGCCCCTCGTTGATTTCGGGTGTCGGCGAGCGGCCCCGCCCCCTCTCACCATCGCCTCGGCCGGGAGTGGAGCGCTGCTCCTCCCGGCCGGGTGCCCCCCCGACCGATCGGAGCCGTGGTGGCAGGCAAGCGCACATCGACGCGGCGGTTCCACGAACTGCGCGATCAGTTCTTCGAGGAGGGCAAGGCGCAGGACGCCGACCCGGAGACCCGCCTGCTGGCCAACTGCTGGCTGTGCCGCGGCCGCATCGACTACAACGTCGAGCCGAGCTCCACGCCCGACTCCCACAACCTGGACCACTTCCACACCGTCGAAGACCGCCCCGACCTGCAAGAGGACTGGGACAACTTCCGCCACGCGCACGCACTGTGCAACGGCAACCGGGGCAAGGGAAACCCCGTTGTCGAACTCGGCGAGGCGGTCGCGGACTGGTGGTGACCAACCGGCGAGGAGGCATCGCGTGAACGCATGGCAAGCCATCGAGCCGAAGGGTGCTCGTGACCTGGGTGGCGGTGTCGCCTACTCGTTCACGTGCGGACACCATCAGCCCGCCGATCACGCGCACACCATCGAGTGCATCTGGGTCTGGCACGACTGCGGTCAGATCCTCGGGCCCGAGAGCATCGCACCCGGTGCTCGGTTCGGCTGGCGACCGTCGGGTGTCCTCGCGCACACCCTCGTCGAGCTCGAGCCGCTCACGATCACCGCGTCCGTCTACTGGCCCGATTGCTGCGGGATGCACGGCTTCATCACCCGGGGCGCGTTCGCCTCCGTCTGATCAAATCGAGGAGGTGCTGACAATGTCTCCCGACTTCGAGCACGACGCCCTCCCGCATCAGTGGGTGCACCCCGACACGGGCGTCCGCATCAACTGCGAGGACATGCCCGCCGAGCTCATCCCCGGAGACGGCGCCTCGTGACGCGCGGCGTCGTCGTGACCGTCGACCCCGGCACACCCGTTCGCCTCGAGGACGACTGCCCCGGCTGCGGCTGGTCAGACCTCTGGCGCTACACCCTGCACCACCTGACCAGCCGAGGCGTCGGGACACTGGCCACCATCGTCGTCTGCCGGCGCTGTGGCCACCGAGCGCCACTGGGGCCTCCCCCGTGACCTGTCAGTGCGGAGACGCCGCCTGCGCGCTGCCTGCGCCCGTCCCGCGAGCCTCAGCAGAGGCCCCCCTCGAAAAATCCAGCCCCCTCGTCGGGGGCCCGAACACCCTCGGGGGGGGCTGTTCCTCTCCCCCCGGCGTCCGACGTGTCGTTTTTTTCACCGACCTGACGCGGTCGCCGCGTCGTCCGACCTCTCGCCCGCCAGCCCACACGACACAACGGAAGTCGCCCCATCCGCTCCGCCTCAGCCGGCGCCAAATTCTGGAGGTGATCTCGGTGCCCGAAGCCGCAGATCCTCGAAAGCGTGGAGACCACTCCAAAGCCCTCACCCGAATGCTCAAAGTGACCGGCCTCCTGCACGTCCCGGAGGAAGCCATGTTCGTCCAGCTGCTCCGCGATCTCGCGCTCGAGCTCGACAACGGCGGAGGCGCGAGCGATCGCCGCGCCTACCTCTCAGCGCAGAAGGACCTCCGACGAATCCTCGAGGGCGGTCAGCGCCGGTCGCCGCGACGACGCGAGCCGGCTGCATCCGCCGCGGCTCCCGTTGCGCCGGCACCGCCCGCCGCCGAGACCACCACGACCGATGACCCGACATCGGACGCCCCACCGCCGCCGAACAGCCTGGCCGAGTTCAAAGCCCGCCGAGGCATCGCGACGTAGGACCCGCGCCCCGTGTCAGACGGGAGCGAGGATGAGCGCGACCCTGCTCGCCCGGCCCACCGCCGCGGAACGACAGCCGTGGATGACCGACGAGTACCTCGACGCCGTCTACGCACTCGAGCCCGACCCGGAAGCGCTGCACCTCGGGCACGCCGAACCACGCATCGCCACGCTGCCCCTGCGTCCGCTCACGCCGGCCACGTCCCTCGGCTTCGAGGTCATCGAGTTCGCCGAGGCCGTCCTAAACGTCACGCTCTACCCCTGGCAACGGGTGCTCCTCATCCGCGCGCTTGAGCTACGCCGAAATGGGCAATACCGGTTCCGCAGCATCATGGTCCTCGTCGCCCGCCAGCAGGGCAAGACGATGCTCGCCAGCGTCTTGGCCACGTGGTGGCTCTACGTCGACTCGGCGCGCAACCCCGACAGGGTGCCGCCCCTCAAGTTCAAAGTCGTCGGCGTCGCACAGACCCTCGACATCGCCAAGGAACCCTGGAACGTCGTCAAGGTATGGGCCGATCCGGCGCCCGACACCGACGAAGACGAAGAGCTCGCGATCGAGTCGCTGCAGCAGGCCACCGCTCGCGTCGTCGACACCAACGGCCAGCTCGCCATCGTCGCGCGATCGCGCGCACACTACGAGATCCGCGCCGCGAAGAACGCTCGAGGCAAGCCCGCTGCGCGCGTCCTGATGGACGAGATGCGCGAGCAAAAGGACTGGACGGGCTGGAACGCCGTCTCTCAGACCACGAAGTCGTTCTGGAACGGCATGCTCATCGGCTTCTCCAACGCCGGCGACTCCAGCGCCGTCGTGCTGAAAAAGCAGCGCACCGCCGGCCTCGAAGACATCGCGTCGTTCAAGAAGTACGTCGAGGACGGTCTTATGACCGCCGAGGAGTACGCCAACGGCAACGACGTCTCAACCGGGCTGTTCGAGTGGAGCGCACCCGAGGGCTGCGAGAAGCACGACGTCGACGGCATCCTCGCCGCCAACCCGTCCATCGGATACGGCGCCATGACCGTCGCCTCCGCCCTCTCCGACATCCGAAAGATGACCGACGCCGGCTACCGGACCGAGGTCCTCTGCCAGTGGGTCACCGCACTCGTCAACTCGTTCATCAGTGTTCGCGACTGGTCCCGCCTCGAACAGGCACCGACCGCCATCCGGCCGCAGATCGAGACCGGCGCGCGCACGGTATGGGCACTAGACACCATCGACCGAAGCATGACGTGGCTCGCCGCAGCGGTGAGGACCAAGAGCGGCAAGCCGTTCGTCACCATCCGCCACCGCCAGGCCGGAATGTTCTGGGCGCCCGACTACATGGAGCAGCTCGCCGAGGCGTCCGGGCACCGCGAGGTCGTCCTCCAGACAGGCCCTGGCGTCGTCTCCGGGGAGTTCGAAGAGGAGCTCACGAAGCGTGGGCTGCACGTGCACAAGATCGACCGCGGCACCCTCGCCATGGCCACAGGCCGCCTCTCCGACGGTGTTCGCGATCGCGGTTTCATCATCGCCCCGTCGCCGGCGATCACGGTCGCGGTCGAGGGAGGAGTGGTGGCCGACTACGCCGACGCCGACGTGTGGTCCCGTAGCCGCTCCAAGCCCGTCGACATCGCAGGCCTTGTCGCCATGACCGAGGCCCTCTACGGACTCACCCGGCTCGACCCGCCAGCGCCGCCCCAGCAGTCACCGCCGCCACCCGCGGCGCGGTTGCTCCCGGCGCAGGAAGACCCCGGCGCCCCGCGCGGCGGTGGCGGGTGGGGCGAGTTCTCCGCCAGCCGACTCTGACAGGAGGTCAACACGTGGCCGAGATTGGCTACCAGGCCACCGCCCTCGTCGGGTGGCAGGCCATGTACGACGAGGCGGAAACCGACCCCGACCTGCAGTGGCCACAGTCGAACAAGATCTTCGACCAGATGCGGCGCGACGACCCGCAGGCGATGTCGACCATGCGTGCCGTCATCCTCCCGCTCCTTGAGGCGGAATGGGTGCTCGAAGCCACAGGGGTACGCGACGAGGTGCGCGACCAAATCGCCGACGACCTCGGGCTCCCGGTCAAAGCCATGCCGACCAAGGCGCCGCTGCGCACCAAGGGGCGGTTCTCCTGGGAAGACTTCCTCCGCCTGGCCGTCACCGGGAAGTTGACCTTTGGGCACAGTGTGTTCGAGCAGGTCTACGACGTCGACGCTTTCGGTCGCGCGCACCTGGCGAAGCTTGCGTGGCGTCCACCCCGCACCATCTCCGGCTTCGAGATCGCAGCCGACGGTGGCCTCGTCGCCGTCCACCAGTACGGCGCGCTCACGGTCGGCAAGGCACTCGGTAACGGAACTTTCACCGCGGCCGCGGTCGGCGATGTGCGCATCCCCGTCAACCGGCTCGTCGTCTTCGTCAACGAGCGCGAGGGACCCAACTGGACAGGCGTCTCGCTCCTGCGTTCCGCGTACAAGATGTGGATCCTCAAGGACCGAACGCTGCGCGTCATGGCCCTCGCCGACGAGCGGAACGGTCTCGGCCTTCCCGTCGTCACGAGCCCGCCCCCGCCGGAAAATGCGAGCTACGAGCAGAAGGTGGACTGGCTCGACGCGGAAATCGCCCGCGGCTTGGAAATGGCGAAGAATGCGCGCGCCGGCGTCCGCTCGGGGGCCTCGCTCGCTCACGGTGGCCAACTCGCTTTCGTCGGCGTGACTGGCGAGCTGCCCGACCTTGAAGCGCACATCCGCTACTACGACGAGCAGATCTCCAAGGCCGTGCTCGCTCACTTCCTCACCCTCGGTGGCGATAAGAGCACCGGTAGCTACGCCCTTGGTGACACTTTCGCGAGCTTCTTCGTCAAGTCGCTGAACGCCCTCGCTCGGCAGATCGCCTCCGTCATCCAGCAGCACGTCATCGAGGACCTCGTCGACGCGAACTGGGGATCCACGGAGCCCGCGCCGCGGCTCGTGCCGCCGAAGATTGGCGCCGAGCACCCCGCCACGGCAGAAGCCATTCGCGCCCTCCTTGAGTCCCGGGCAATCACCTGGGATCCCACCTTGGAAGCGCACCTGCGGCAGACCTACGGCCTGCCGCTCCTCTCCCCCGCTCAGGTGGAGGAACGAGTTGCGGCGGAGAACGCGGCGCGCGCTGCGGAGCAGCTCGCTCCGGTCGACGCCGGCGCCACGCCGGCGCCGCGCACGCGTCGAGAAGCTCGAGCGCTGGCTGCGGTGCGCCGTCCGAACTCCGTCACGTCATACGCCAAGGAGGCCTCATGACCATCACCACTGCCACGCCTCCTGCGCGCCGTGAACGTCGCGCAGGAGCGTCGAACCAGCAGCATCAAGACCGTCGCTACTGGGGCTCGATGGAAGCTCCTACGGCGAAGGCGTCATTCTTCAGCGCGGTAACAAGCCCCGCTGCAGACGGGGACGGCACCGTCGCCACGATCCGCATGTACGGGCCAATCGATTCCTGGGGCGGCTGGTGGGGCATCTCGGCCGAGGACATGGCGCGAGTACTCGACGCGCTGCCCGCATCGGTCGAGCAGATCGTTCTTCGCATCAACTCCCCGGGCGGTGAGGTGTGGGAGGCAATGGCGATTCTGAGCATGCTCGGAGCTCACCGGGCCACGGTCACCGCGGTGGTCGACGGCATCGCGGCCTCCGCCGCATCGTTCATCGCGGCAGGGTGCGCCGAGACGGTCATGAGCAAGGGCAGCCAGATGATGCTGCACTCTCCGCTCTGCATCTCGTGGGGCAACGCGGCCGACATGCGCAAGACCGCCGACTTCCTCGACGTCATGGAAGCCTCCTGCATCGAGATCTACACCGAGAAGGCAGGGAATCGGAACTGGCCCGAGCTGCTCGCGGCGGAGACGTGGCTCACCGCGGCCGCTGCGGTCGAGCTCGGCCTCGCAGACCGCATCGACGTCGTCTCCGACGCAGGGCCCGCAACCACCGTCGGAGTCGCAGATGACGAGGACGACGAGGACGTGCTCATCGTCCTCGTCGACGAAGACCCTGAGGACTTCGTCAGCGCCCGCATCAAAGCCGTCGCCGCCACCGCGCGTGCCTCGGCTCCCAAGCCCCCGAGCTCGACCGAGCCGGGTAACCCCATCCGGAAGGAGAACGTCGTGACGAACGACGCCCCACAGGCTGGTGACCGTCAGCGGCTCGGTACGACCGATGCCGCGGCGACTGAGGAGACGGCACCCGCCGCCACCGTGGTCGAGGACACTACCCCCACCCCCGCCCCCACCGCGCAGGCGACTTCCGCCCCGGCCGCGTTGCTCGAGGGCATGGTCGCGGTCGACGCCAACCTCTGGCAGGAGACCCAGCGCAACGCCCAGCGCGGCGCCGAGGCCCGCGAGCAGCAGGACAAGGACCGCCGCGACGGCATCATCGCAAGCGCAATCAGCACCGGTCGCATCTCGCCCAAGTCGGCCGAGAACTTCCGGAAGATGCTCGACACCGACGAGACCGGAACCGCCTCGGCTCTCGCGTCGCTGCAGCCGAACACCGCCATCCCCGTCACCGAGCTCGGACACGGCATCGGCGACCCGGAGGACGCCACCGCCTACCCCTCCCACTGGAAGCGCTGAGGAACGACACCATGGCCAACGAATCCATCCCGGTCTACCGCCCCGGCGACGACGTCACCGCGACCGCCTCCGGCGCGGTCGTCGGCAAGACGTTCGTCGACATCACCGGCGCGCTCAACCCCGCCAACGGCACCGTTATCACCGTCGCCACCGCCACCAGCGCGGCACTCTCCGTCGGCGTCGCATCGCGCGACACCGCCTCGGGCGCCAAGCTGCACGTCCTCCGCGGCAAGGGCTCGGTGGTGCCCGTCACCGCCGGCGGCAACATCGCATTCGGCGCGGAGGTCGAAGTTGGCGCCAGCGGTCGCGCCGTCACCCTCGCCTCCGGCAAGGCCCGCGGCCGATCCTGGTCGGCCGGCACCGCCGGCAACGACGTCTTCATCGAGCTCTACTGAGAGGAGCAGCTCACATGGCACAGAACGCATCCGCGTACCCGCTCGCGGCGCCGGCTGTCAACGGATCCACCATCACGGTGGAGACGATGCTCAACCAGCCGACGCGCATCACCCGGTACCTGTCGGACATCCAGCTTCGCAACTACATCAGCCCCTACTTCTTCTCGACCCCGGGTGCTGTCACCGGTGGGGCGGTCGTGTACGACCAGCTCACCCTGAACGACCTGTTCCCCGACCGTGACGTGCAGGAAGTCGCTCCCGGCAGCGAGTTCCCCAACCTCACCTCGAACAACCCCGATCCGAAGGTCGCGGCCGTCGAGAAGCACGGTGGCAAGTTCTTCGTCACCGACGAGGCGCGCGATCGCAACGACCAGGGCGTCATCCAGCGCGAGGGCCGCAAGGTCATGAACGCCATGGTGCGACGCCAGGACAACCGCTCCACCGCGATCGCTGAAGCCGTGTTCACCGCGGTTCCCTCCCAGGTCATCGTCGGCTCGAACTGGAACAACGTCGTCACCGGCGGCGCGTCCCAGACCAACGCCGCGGCCTGGCCGGGTGCTGACATCGCGCGCGCGCAGACCCAGGCAGACATCCAGGAGCTCGGCGTCGTCATCGACACCCTCCTCGTCAACCCGCTGCAGGCGCTGCAGCTGCGCATCGTCTACGGCGATGACCTGAAGGACATGCTCGACGTGTACGGCATCGAGAACTTCGAGTCGTCGAACCGCGTGCCCGCCGGCACCGCGTACGCCCTCGCGGCGGGCCAGCCCGGCGAGATGCGCCCGGAGAAGGTGCTGGGCACGGAGACCTGGCGCGAGCCCGGGACGCAGCGCACGTGGGTGCAGACCGACGCGCGTTTCGTGTCGTACGTCACGGACCCCTACTCGATGTTCAAGCTGACGGGGCTGGCGGGCTGATGGCCGCCCGGACTGTCGGTCGCGGAGCCATGGTCTACCGCGACACCGAGGGCAAGGTGCAGACCGGCTGGTACGGCCAGGAGATCGACGTGCACGAGGAGGACCTCGAGCGCTTCGACCTCTACAACGAGGAGATCTCGACGCCCGAGACCGAGGCCGAAGCTGCAGGCGAGGGCGAGGCGCCGGATCCCTACGACGGCGTCACCGTTCCCGTGCTGAAGGCGGAGATCGCGACGCGCAACGCCGACCGGCCCGACGACAAGAAGATCGTGCCGGCCGACCCGGGCAACCGCCCCGAGCTGGTTGCCGCGCTCATCGCGGACGACGAGCGGACGGACACCGTCGTGCCGCAGGTCGAGGCGGTGCCGGACGCCGGTGATCCCACGTGGACGCACGAGCGCATCGACACGTTCCTTACGGACAACAAGCTCACGTACGACGGCATCGAAGCGAACAACGCGGAGAAGCCGACGCGCGAGGAGAAGGTCACCCACATCCTGAAGAACCTCCCGCAGGGCTCCGTGTCCGCGGCCTCTCGGGAATGATCGAAAGGGGGCGATGATGTCGATCACGCCAAACGATCTCGGCGTCGCCGAGGACCTTGGCCGCCGCGTGCTCGTCAAAGCTCGCATCATCGCCCCCTGCCTCGACTCCTTCGACCCTGAAACCGAACCAGGCAAGAACGCGATCGCCATCCTGAAGGGCGTCATCGCGGAGCTCCCAGAACCGGGCGAGAAACGCATCCGATCGATCAGCCGCAGCGGGACGTCGATGACTTTCGACACTGCCCTAGCTTCCGCCTTCGAGGGTGACGCCGCGGACAGCCTCCGCTCGTTGTGCGGAGCATCGGCCCACCCCGGCCTGCCGATGGGGTCCTTCCCCGCGGCAAGCCCGATGGAACGGCTCTGGCCGGAGGGGCTTTACACGTGAGCATCATCGACCAATTCCTCTTCCCCCACGAGGTCCTCGTGGAAGACCGAACCGGCGGAGGAGCAGGCGGCACCGGACACATCCCGCCTCAGCGCGTGAAAGCCGAAGTGGACGACGAGCAAAGCCTCGCCCGCGACGCCCAGGGCGAGGAGGTCATTTCCTCGACGACCGTCACCGTCCCACTCGACACCCGCATTCGCGTCGGTGGGTTCGTCACCGTCTGGCCCGATGACGCTTACCGGCGCCGGCGCGCCGAGGTGCTTTTCGCAGCGCCAGTCGTGAACACGAAGCCGCTGCCGTCCCACACGGTACTGCGTCTCAAGTGAAGGGAGGGCTTCGTGGCCACCCGGCGACCCTCCAGCTTCACGCCAATCCTCCCCGTCGCCGAGCAAGCGGCGCTCGAGGGCATCCGCGCATCAGGCAAGGACGCACTGGCACGCGCTAAGAAGCACGCACCCGTCGACGACAAGACACTCGTGAACTCCGGACGAGTCAAGGACGACGGTGTCTCCCTCGTCCAGGTCAGCTTCACAGCACCGCACGCCTGGCTGCAGCACGAACGCACCGACTACCACCACCTCAACGGTGGCGGCAGCAAATACCTCGAGACCGCTGTCGACGAGATCGACGTCGAGACTGACGTCGGTAGAGCACTGGGGAGTGCGCTCGGTGGATGACATTGCGCTGAACCAGCTTGTCTGTCGCATCCTCGGTGAGCTCGACGGGTGGTCTTACCTCCCCGGTGACGGCGAGTACTCCGAGGAGCACGTCGCCGTGTGGTACCTCCGCCTGCACGGCGAGCCCGCTCGCGGCGTCGCCGTCCGCGTCTACGGCGGAGACGACTCCGCCGGGCTCAAGATCCGCCGCGTCCAGTTCATCAGCCGCGGTTTGCCCAACGACCCGTTCGGCGCCGACCGGATCGCCGCGCAGATCTACGCCACCTTTCATGAGGTCTCCCGCGCCGACGGCATTGCTTACGCGCGGCGCATCAGCTTCGGGCCGCTCGGGCCCGATGGCAACGGCCGCGAAGAGCGGTCAGACAACTACGAACTCACTCTCGACAATCTGGAGGTGCTCTCGTGAGCATGCCTTTCATCCCGCTTCCCGCCGGCACGACTCTCGGTAAGAGCTTCGAGTACGGCCTCGACGTCAACCTCGCCACCTACGCATCGCCGCAGTTCCAGTCGTGCCGTCGCATCAGCGCGTGGGCGCCGACGTACCCGCCCGTGAGCGTCGACGCCGGCACGTACGACGACGCGGGCGTGCCGAACAACGACATCGCCGGACGCGGCTTCTCCGGCGCGTTCACCATCCAGGCCAACCGCAACCTCAGCACCGGCCTGTACCTGCCCGAGGTCGAAGCGATCATGGCGGCGGGCAAGGCAATCGGCGATGCCGCGGTGCTCGACGTGCGGTTCTACCACAAGCCCGCCATCGGCACCCCGAACCCGACCGACGCCGGCCGCGCTCTCGTGACCGTCGAGATCTCCCGCGCGAACACCGGCAACGCCGACGTCGAGAACATCTCGGTGAGCCTCACGAGCAAGGGCGCGTACCTCCCCATCGCCAACCCGTACGTGCAGCCGGGAGCGTCGGCCGTGCCGTCTCTGACCTCGGCAACACCCGCGGGCGCCAGCGCCGGCCAGCAGGTCGCTGTCAGCGGCGTACGCCTGCTCGGCGTCACCGCGATGAAGGTCGGCGCCGTGACCGTGACGACCTTCACCGTTCTCAACGACGGAACGATCGTCTTCGTCATGCCGGCCGGTTCCGCCGGCGCCGCAGCCATCACGGTCACCAACGCGGCCGGCACCTCGGTCGCGCTGCCGTACACCCGCGGCGCCTGAGGTAGGAGGGGGCACCATGAGCGCAATCGACTTCGAGGCGTGGGCGGTGCCCCCTCTCACCCTCACCCTCAACGACCACACATATGTCGTCGAACCACCGGACGTACTCCGGGCAACCAAGCTGCTTGCCGCGGCCGTCCAGTTCGAGATCAACCTCGGCATCGCAGCTGGCCCGCTGCCGGACAGCCTCGCGAAGGTGCTCGAGACGATCACCGCGGACCAGCACCCCGCCCTGGGTGAAGCCGTCTATGCACAGATGCTCAAGGACAAGCAGCCGCAGCAGGTCATCGACCGGTTCGCCTTCTTCGCGACGTTCTACTGGGTTTCCGGCCAGGAGTATGCGACCAAGCTCGCGCACGACCTTTGGGACCGGCAGGGCGCAGGGGCCGGTGGTGGAGCCCCAAAAGACTGATCACGGCGGAGGACTGGGACCCTTACGGCATCGGTGAACCCGACGCCGACGGGTGGTATCCCAGCTATCACGCCGTGCCGGACGAGATGAAACCCGAGCACGTCCCCGCGGGGAAACGCTCCAACGTCGAGACGTCGTGGACCGCGATCACCGCGCACTGGGGCATCGTCCTCGCCGAGCTCTCGCTGCACCATCACGTCGACCTGTACGAGAAAGCCGCACTCGCACGCCCCTGGATGGGCGTGCGCGGCATGATCTTCGAGCTGCTCGGCCGGGATACCCGGTTGCGCGCCGCGCTCACCCGGAGGTGATCGATGACCACCGTCGCGTCCGTTGAAGCTCTCATCACCGCGAACACGGACGACGTCGACCGGGCAGACCGGAAGGTCAAAGCGCTCGTCGACAAGATCGACCGCACCACCGCGACCCAGAAGATTGCCGCGGACGAGAAGCCCTACCTCGACGGCATGAAGCGCGTCGAGGGCGAGGCCAAGAAGTTCGTCTCGCAGCGCGCGATTGCCACTCTGGACGTCGACATTGCCAAGGGTGAACAAAACCTCCAGCGCACGCAGGACCGCCTCGAGGACCTCCGCCTCCGAGCAGACGCCGGCCTCGAGGTCACGGCCGACATCCGTCGCGCCGAGGCTGCCCTCCTCAAAACGCAGAAGCAGGTCAATGGCCTCCGCGACGTGCGCGCGAAGGTCGCCGTCGAGACCGACGTCGCCGACGCGCTCAGCGGGCTCGACAAGGTCGAGAAGAACACTCAGCGCATCGTGTCGCGCGAGGTGGCCATCCAGGTCAATGCCAAGGTGGACGGCGCCAAGAGCGACGTCGCCAAGCTCGAGGCGGAGCTCGCGCTCCTCGGGGGGATGACGCCCTCTGCCAAAGTCACCGTCGACACCGCTCGAGCAGAAGCCAAGCTCGACACCACCCGCAAGCTGCTCGCAGACCTCGAGGCAACCCGTACGACCATGGTCGTCAACGTCGCAGACGAGGGCGCCCGCCAGAAGCTGCAAGGCGTCGCCAAGTTCGGCGAGGAGACCGGGCAGGACGCCGGCCAGAAGTTCGGTACCGCGGCCGTCGCCGCCATCGCATCCATCCCAATTGCCGGCGCCGTCGTAGGCGTGGGCGTCGCGGCAGGAAAAGCGCTCATTGATGGACTGCGCGAAGGCCTCCAGATCGAGGCTGGCTTCGACCGTCTCGCCGCGCTCACCGGTCTCGACGACGCGGCGGCTCTCAAAGTGGGTCGATCCGCGTCTGAGGCCTACGTCCAAGGCTTCGGAGACTCGATCGAGTCCAACATGGACACCGCCCGACTCGGCCTGCAGTTCTCGCTCATCGACCCGAACGCGTCCACGCGCGACGCCCAGCGCGTCATCGAGGGTCTCGCCGGTATCGCCGACGTCCTCAACGAGGAGGTGCGCCCCACCGCCACCGCGGTCACCACTCTGCTCAAGACCGGACTCGCCGGCAGTACCAAGGAAGCCTTCGACCTTCTCGCCGCCGGCCAGCGTGAGGGCGTCAACCGTGCAGAGGACCTGCTCGACACGTTCACCGAGTACCCCGTCGTGCTCCGCAAGCTCGGCCTCTCAGGCAAGGACTCGCTCGGACTGCTCAACCAGGGACTCGAGGCCGGTGCCCGCAACACCGACGTCGTCGCAGACGCTCTCAAAGAATTCCAGATCCGAGCCACCGACGCGTCCGAATCGTCTGCAGACGGCTTCCGCCGCCTCGGTCTGAACGCCGCGGACATGACCGCCCAGATCGCCTCCGGCGGTCAGGGCGCTCGTGACGGTCTGCAGCTGGTCCTCGACAAGCTGCGCGAAACCGAAGACCCCGTAGTGCGCAACGCCGCGGCCGTTGAGTTGTTCGGCACCAAGGCTGAGGACCTCGGTGACGCTCTCTTCTCTCTCGACCTATCGAAAGCCGTCGACCAGATCGGCCAGGTCGACGGAGCCGCGCAGAAGATGTTCGACACCCTCGCCAGCAACGATGCGTCCAACATCCAGCGAGCTCAACGCAACATCGAAGTCGCCATGGACGGCATCCAGGGGGCACTCGCCGCAGGCTTCGCAGAACCGCTCGGCCAGATTGCGGACTTCGTCTCGCAGAACCGCGGCCCGGTCATGCAGTTCTTCCTCGACCTCGTGAACGGCGCTCTCGATTTCGGCAGCTCCATCGTCGAAGGTGCGGCCGCCGGCACGGAGGCGCTGGGCGAATTCATCGCGGGCCCCCTCGCGGACCTCGCTCAGGGCCTCGGCAAGTTCATCGGCATCTTCGATGTCGAAGCGGGCAAGGGCCTCCTCGAGTACGCCGACCAGATGCGCACCTTCGACGACACCACTAAGGACGCGGCGGCAAGTATCCGCGACCTCGGCAACGGGGCCATCGAAGACGCGCGCGCCAAGGTGAACCAGTTCGGACAAGGTGCTGTCGCCATGGGGTACCTCAACGACGCCTCCATGCGCCTGGCGGATGCGCTTGCTGTGGTCGGGACGAACGGTGAGGGCGCTCGTCTCTCACTCGAAGGTGTCGATCTCGCCAACCTGTCCGCGTCGTCCACGGGCAGCGCGCTGCAGAAACAGATCCTCGACACCGTCGGGGCGCTGGCTCAGGAGATCGACGCAGCCAACATGGCCGGCGAAGGTCAGGAGCAGCTCACCGCCCGGTACAACACGACCCGCGACGCGTTGATCTCGCAAATTGAGCAGATGGGTATTGGCCGCGACGCGGCCGCACAACTCGTCGACCAGATCCTGCGTACGCCGTCATCGGCCTCGACAGCGTTCTCGTCAAACGCGCCCGAGGCGCAGAGTCGGGTGCAGGACCTCGCGAACCGCATCGTCACCCTCCCCAACGGGAGTGTGGTCGTCCGGGCGAACACACAGGTCGCGCAGGCACAGGTCGACGAGTTCCTCGCGGGCGTTGCCAATCGCAAGGTAACGATTGCCATGGGAATGGGTGGATCCGGTGGCATCACACGAGCAGGCGGTGGTCCCATCTACGGCCCCGGCGGTCCGCGCGATGACAAGGTGCCCGTTTGGGCATCTCCGGGTGAGCACATGTGGACCGCGGCTGAAGTAGCGGCCGCGGGGGGACACGGGGAGATGTACCGGATGCGCAGAGACGTCTTGCGGCGAGCCAACGGTGGGCCGATCTTGAATGTGAACGCGCTCCCGTATCTCCCCCTCGAGGGTGGACGCCCTGTTTGGTCCGAAAGGTTGCTTGCTCAGCAGCAGCCCTCCGCGGCGGCGGCGACACCGCCGATCTCGTTCAGCGGAGTTCATCTGACAGGGCTGCTCGACATTGGCGCTGACGGAATTGGACGTCTCGTCGACGGGCGCATCTCGTTCGCAAGCCAGCAGGCAGGTATCGCCCTGTCGGGAGGGGAGGCATCCCGTTGATCGTCACCCTTACCCCGCACACCGACATGCTGCCCGTGCCCCGCGTCGAACTCACCATCTCCGAGATGGGGCAGTTCGACGGTGGCGGCGCGGGCAGCACGGGTGCCCCGCTCGACGGTGGTTCCGCCTCAAGCGTCGGCGCGCCGGTCGATGGTGGCCCCGCTGCCATCACGACCGTCGATGTTCCTGCTGGGACGGACAGGGTCACCGTGTGGCGGCGCGTGAACGGCGAGCTCACCGCGGTGCAGGGCGCGAAGAGTCGCACCTACTCGGGCCCGTTCGGCGTCACCGACTTCGCCACCCCGCCCGGTGTCGAGTCGACCTTCGAGGTGGAGTGCTTCGAAGGAGGGGAGAGCATTGCCCGCCTGACGGTCGGCACGCTCGTCATGCCGTGGGCCCTCGCTTACGACGAGGTCCTCGTCCAGCACCCGCTGAACCCGCGCCTCAACGCGGTCCTTCGGAACATGGCCGGGTCGTGGCCGCAGATCGAACGGCAGGCGCCCGGCGAAGACATCTACGTCGACGGGCAGGACCTCGCCACGTTCGTCGGCGCCGGCCCTCTCCGGGGCATCGAGTCTGTCGCGATCGACTTCGAAGCACGAGACCGGGAGACAGCCGCCCGTGTGTACGCCATGTTCGGCACACGGGACGCCCCACAGCTTCCCGTGTGGCTCATCCGCACCCCGAACCCGGGGCTGCTCCCACCGGTGTTCTACGGGCGCGTGCAGCGGCTCACAGAGGTCGGGGTCACCGTCGGTCGCCGCAACACCACGTCGAGCAAGAGTCGGTTCCGCGCCAGCTTGCGGCAGACGAAGCAGCCCGCGCCGAGCATCATCATCCCGGCCGTCCGCTACTCCGACCTGGCCGCTGCCCTAGGCGGCACCTACTCGGGCATCGCGGCGGCACTGCCCCTGTACTCCGAGTGGGGTACCGCCTGGGAGTACTCGGGCGCAGCTGGATAGGAGGCCGCCGTGCGCGATGCTTCCGCTCAGGTCCGCGAGCTCATCCGCGAGGGCGGGTCGAACGTCCAGTGGGTGTTCGACCTGCTCTACGACGGCGACCGCCGCCTGACCAACGTGCCCGTCGAGCAAGGCGCGTCGCCAACGTGGGACGGATCCCGGTTCGTCGTCGGATCCGGGAACGTTCGGGTCGTGTGGGACGACGACGCGGCCCGCAGCATGATCCCCCGCAGCATGTCGGATTGGTTCGCCCCGTTCGGAGCCGAGCTGCAGGTCGACTGCATCGTCGGCGCCGGCGTCTTCTCCGAGCGCATCCCGCAGGGAAGGTTCGTTATCACCGCGGTGCCCGACGCGACCGAGGCGGGGATGCTGTGGGACGGGCGTCTCATCCACGCGGGGGAGTCGTTCACTCTCACGCTCAAGGACCGGCTCGCGAAGGTGCAGCGCGACGACTTCCCTTACCCGACAGCCCCGCGGTCGACGTCGGCGTGGAGCGAGATCCAGTCGATCACCGGCCTGTCCGTCGTGCGGAACGTGCCTGACGTGACCGTGCCGGACACACCGTACGAGGGGTCGCGGGAGGAAGCGCTCAAGGCGATCTTCGACCGTCTCGACGCATGGCCGCACCTCGACTCGTCCGGTGCTCTCACGTCCCGACCGAAGGCGTGGCCAGACCCGGTCGACCAGTTCGTGAACGTCGTGGCCGCGCCGCCGCGGCTCACGTCTGAGGACACGTGGAATCGCGTCGCGGTGACCGGGCGCTCACCCGAAGGTGAGCCCGTGTACAGCGTCCGCGAGGTCCGCAGCGGCCCGCTCCGCGTGCGCAACGCCGACGGCACCGCCTCCCCGTTCGGCGGGGCGACGTTCCCGTACAAGTCGGACAAGCTCTCCACCCAGGCTGAGGTCGACGACTACGCCAACGGTCTCCTACCGCGCGTGGCGCGCGTGCGATCGCAGACCCGCGATGTCGTCGAGACGTTCAACCCGCTCCGCGAAGTCGGCGACGTCGTCACCTTCGCTGACACGGCTCGTTACGGCGGGCAGCTCAACCGCATCCGCACCGTCACCCACCAGGGGGGTGCGACGAAAACGACCGTGGAGGTGGCCGATGAATGACGGTGACGCGATCAAGCGGCTCCTCACCACGAAGAGCCGGGTGTCCTCGTACGTCGGGCGCTACGCCGGCAGCGACGGTCAGGCGGCTCTCGTCGACGTCGGCGACCAACGCATCGCCGTCGCCTTCGAGACGGACTACGTCCCCCAGATCAACGAGTCCGTCGTCATCCGCGCCACGGATGGATCGCTCGCGCTCGTCGGTCCATCCACCCCGAAGCCCGGGATGGGTGTCGTCAGCACCGTCAGCGGCACCGAGGTAACCGTCGTCACCGACTTCGGCACATACCGCATGACCTACGCGGGGGAAGCGCCCACCTCCGGCGACTCCGTCGGCATCAGCTGGTCGACCGCGCCGTGGTGCGTGCGCCTCGCCACCTCACCGGAGCCCGTCCCGCCACCGCCGGACCCGGGCGGGGGAAGTCAGCCGCAGGTGCGATCGGCGGAGTTCCGTGCCGTGCAGGCCGGGTCGACCGACCGTGGTGCGCCTCGCTTCTGGACCGACCGCCCCTACGCGTCGAGCTCCACCTACGGGCTGTGGTTCTACGGCTCGCAGATCAAGGACACGATCCCCGCATCCGCCGAGTTCATGTCGCTCGAGATCTACATCGCCTACAACCAGCGGCAGGGTGACCCGCCGCGGTTCATGCTCCACTCCGACCAGTACGCCTCCGGCATCCCGTCGATGACGGGGACGTGGACGTGGGACGCGCCGTCCGGTTGGCAGAAGCCCCTGAACGACGACTCCGTGGCGGGGACGTGGTTCTCCGCGCTCAAGGCCGGTGGCGATCGGGCGGGCGTCGGGCTGAACCAGGGCGGTTTCAACATCTTCAAATCGCTCGCGCAGGACGGCCAGTCCGGCGCGCTCCGAATCACGTGGAGGTCCTGATGGGATACACCGAACAGCCCGACGGGTCTCTCGTCTTCACCGACGACGCATCGAACCCGTTTGATGACTTCCAGCGGGGGCACGACTACGCGAAGCGGTTCGCGATGTTCCGCGACGGGACTCGCAGTGTCCGGGAGAACCTGCCCGACGCGCAGAAGCGTGACGGCATGGAGTGGTACGAGACCGACACGAAGACCCGATGGCAGCTCATCGATGGTGAGTGGCGGCAGGTGCGTTCCACCATCCGGCGTACCCGCACCCTGCCACTTGACGTAGGCAGGGGCGCGGGATCGTTCGACTTCGACGAAGCGACCGCGTCGTCTCCCGTGCCGGACTTCTCGTACAGCGCCGGCAACTTCACCTGCGAGATCCCGGGTGAGTTCCTCGTCACCGGGCTGCTGTCGATGAAGCCCGCGGGGTTGGAGGTCGGGTTCACCGCCCGTGTGCAGCTCAACGGTCAGACCGTCACGGAGGCGGCGAACATCACCTCCACCATCGGTTCAACGTGCGTGCCGTTCCTCGCGAGCGTGTCGATGAAGGTCGGCGATGTCCTCCGCATGCGCGCGTACGTCAACGTCGCCGACCCGGGTGCCGGCGTCGACGTCGGCCAGGGCAAGACCTACGTCGCCATCACACGAGTCGGATAGGAGCAGCCATGGCTACCTACGAGAACGGCCGCGTCCCCCGCGGCATCCTCGTCACCCTCGACACCGGCAACGGCCGGCACCTCACCACGGTGAAGTGCATGGTCATCTGGTACGCCCTCCGCGCGTGGGTGTGGGCGACCTATCAGGTGTGGCTCGAGATCAGCCCCGGGATGAACGCGTACCGCGACATCGACGAGCAGGCCGTGGGGCGCCGCAACGCGTGCGCTGACGGCAACTGCAACGCCGCGGCCGCGCCCGGGTGGTCCTCCCACGGCGGCAACTGGGCCCACCCGGTGCACACCGGCGGTCGTCGTGTTGACGCGTTCGCGTTCGATGTCGGCAACTGGTGGCTCCTGTCGAAGGATGCGTGGTTCGACGCGTGCCGCCGTTTCGGCATCGAGCCGGGCCTCATCGACAAGTCCGTGGCCGGGGTCGACGAGTGGTGGCACGTCATCATCTTCGACCCGTTCGGCCCGCCGCCTGTGTTCCCCGCGGCTCTCACCGCAACCCCCATCCACACCCCCAAGGAGGACAACATGTCCATCCAGATCCGATGCAAGGACACCGCCGGCTCCATCCCGGGGCTCATCGCACAGGTCGGCCCTGGCTACTTCGCAGCGATGCCGAACATGAGCAGCGCCGACGTCGTCCGCAACGTCTTCTCCATCGAGGATGAGCGACACCAGCTCACCGAGGGGGAGTTCCGTGCGGTCACCGACTCCTGCGGAATTCCCGCGGCCGAGGTGAAGCCGGGTAACTACTGGTCTCAGGACAAGGCGAGCTACGACAAGGTCGCCTACCTCGAGCTCAAGGTCAACGAGATCGCCGCGAAGCCGTGACCGTCATGCGCAGGGTGCGCCTCAACGGCGCGCGAGGTGTGGCCCTGCTTGTGGGGTCCGCGTACTGCGCCGTCCGGGGCCTCGCGTACCTGCCTGCCGCGAGCCCCGGCGACAGCCTGCCCGACGGGTTGCGGCTCCTGTCGTCGTTCATTCCGATCGCGGTGTGGGCGTCGGCGTGGCTCATCGTCGGGGTCATCAGTCTGGTGTGCGCGTTCCGGCGCAGCGACCACATCGCGTGGGGTCTGCTCGTCGCGATGATGACCGCGTGGGCCATCGCCTACATCGTCGGGTGGATCACGTCCTTCGGGTCGCCTGAGGGCGTCTCTCGGGAGTGGCTCAGCGCATCCACGTACGGGCTTCCCGCGATCATGATCGGCCTGCTCTCCTCCCGACTGGTGGAGCCCGTCGGGAAGGAGCACCTGTCGCATGGGGATCGCTGACTGGGTCGTCACCATCGTCGGCATCGCCGCCATCCCGATCGTCACCTGGATCGTCGCCCGCGGCAGCCGCCGCGCAACCGCGGAGCAGCAAATGATTCAGAACCTCAACACCCGCGTCAGTGACCTTGAGGACTCGTCCCGGCTGCAGTCGGACTACATCTTCGAGCTGCGCGAGCAGGTCGCCGACCTGGGCGGGAAACCGAAGCCGTGGCCGGAAGGGCTGCAACGGTGATCGACGTCTTCGACATCGCCCGCGCCGTGAACGTCGTGCTCCTGGTCGTGCTGCTCGCCGGTCTCGCCGCGGAGCGGTGGCGGTCCCGTCGGCGCACGGCTCACCCGCTCGGCATCGCGACCGTCGCGTTCGCTTGCGCGCTGCTGTACGGCAGCGTCGAGGCGATCGCGCAGGACACCCCTCCTGGTGGGCGTCCCATCCTCACCCTCGCCGCGACCATCGTGGCGAACGTGTGCGTATACATTCCCCTGCTTCACCGTCCCCGGAAGGACGTCCCGTGAATCTCTCGAACCTGACCAACCAGCTGTGGTGGAAGGCCGCCGGCCTCCGCGCCGTGTACACCGCCCTTGCGATCGCCGTGCCGTACTTCGGGGCGTCGCTGCTCGCCGACATCCCGTGGGTGACGGTGCTGCTCACCGCCGCGCTCGGCTTCGTCGCCTCGATCGTGACCAGCCTCGCCGGCCTCCCCGAGGTGGAGGGTGTGCACCTGCCGTGGTGGCTCGCCGCCGTCGAGCGCGCCGTGAAGACCTTCGCGCAGTCCCTCGCCGCGGGCTTCGTCGGCGCGACGCTGATCACCGACGTCGACTGGGCATTCGTTCTGCAAGCGGCGTTCCTCGCCGCGCTCACCTCGCTCGTGCGTCTCATCCTCGCGACCCTGCCGAACGATCCGAGCCCGTCGCGGCTCGCCGTGCTCGAGGTGACGGGCACGCCCATCAGCGCCCAGGCGCCGATTCCCGACGGCATGACGCGCGAGCAATACCGCGAGGCTCACGACGGCGGCGGTGGGTGGTTCTACGGCAAGGAAGACGAGGACATCGTGCCTTCGAACGCCGAGATCGTCCCCCCGCGCGACCAGCCGTGATTCGGTTTCTGGCGGCGGTCGCCCTCACGCTGGCCGCCGCCTATGTCGTGCTCACCATCCCCTTCTCACAGCGGTAGCGACCGCACCCTCTTCGAATGGAGTAGCCGCATGGCCATGGAACTGAAGCAGATCCTCCTGCGCGGGGACACCTCTGCCGCATGGATCGCGGCGAACCCGATCCTCGCCGCCCGGGAGATGGCAATCGACACGACCGAGCACCGGGTGAAGGTCGGCGACGGGGCGTCGGCGTGGACGTCGTTGCCATGGTCGTCGATGGCGGCGTCGGAGGTCACGCGCCTCGAGTCGGCGGCGACCGCTCTCGAAGGGGCGACGAGCATCAGCGACGCCGCCATGACGAGTATCCAGGCAGATCCGTCTTCGGCGTTCGCAGTGGCGCAGAAGGCCACGATTGGTGCGGTCGTGGCTGACGCCGTAGCACCTCCGCTCGCGGAGAATCCCGCCCGGCCCGGGACCTTCACCATCACAGACCCCACTCGTCTGACCGCGAATCCGGCGCGTCCGGGTACTTTCCTGATCGGAGCTGCAGCATGACCGGACCTTTCGTCCCTGTCGGAATCGATACCGACAACCTCCTCCCCGCCCCTGTTGAGGCCCGCTTGAAGGCAGAGCGAGAAGCGACCGCCCTGTCTATGGCAGCCGCTGGACCTTCTCGTGGCATCGTGCCGGGGCGCCTGCTGAAGTGGCGGCGCAAGCTGGGAGAGCTTCGGAGCCAGGTATCCGACGCTCGAGTCCTCGTCGTGAGCGACTCGACTGGGGCCGGAGTGGGCGCCACCGTGCCAGTTCGCGACTCGTACAGCGCCGTTCTCGCCCGACAGGTGAACTCCTCCGGGCTGCCTGCGAGCCTTGGGCTGATCATTCCCCCGTCGCAGATCAGCAATGACGTCAACCGCGACCCACGCTGGACTCTTGGTTCGGGCTGGACCCTCGAAGCGAAGGGGTTCGGCAACGCCTCGGTCTTCGGATCGGCGGCTGGCGCTGGCGACCTTCTTCTGACCGTCCCGACCGAGGTGGGTCCTGTCGATCGCTACGACGTTTACTACATCGGCAATGGCACCTCTCCCAGCTTCAGCGTCAACATGCCAGGACGTAGCTCAGCAGCAGTCGTCGCCCCGGGATCGCTGAACGGCATCGGGAAGATCACGGTTACGTCGGCCGAGATCACCGGCCCGGTGGTTACGGTCACGCCAGCCGCCGCGGGCGGGACGCGAATTGTCGGGATCGAAGCGTACAGTTCGACGAGGAAGCGGCTTCTGTTCGCCAATGCGGGGGTTCCGTCCACGTCTTCGGTCGGTTGGATCAACGGCGGCGCTTACGGCGCTCTGCCGTCTATTCAGGCATACGCCCCGGATCTCACGGTGATCAGCCTCGGACTGAACGATTCACCCGTCGGTGGAACGTCCCGCGCCGCGTTCAAGGCCAACATGACGAGCATCATCAACGCCGCCCGGGTTAGCGGTGATGTCATCCTCATGACCTTCGCTCCTCGATCAGTGGATGCTACGGCGGCAAACATCACCATGATCCTCGAGGTCTACCGCGAGCTGTCAGACGAGCTGGGCATCCAGCTCGTCGACGTTTACTCTCGCTGGGTTTCGTACGCGGTCAGTCAGCCGCTCGGATATTGGTCAGACGTGCTGCACCCCTCGACTCGTGGGTACGCGGACATCGCCCAAGCGTTGCTCCCGATGGTTGTCGACGCTTCTGGGGCTCGACCCCAGCAGGCGGACGCGAGCGGCATGGGCCTCATCGCTACGTTCGATCCTTTGCTGGCGACCACCTCTGCTAACACGGGCTCGACTGACCGACTGAACTATTACCGCGTGCCCGCTGGCGGACAGATCAGCAAAATCGGTCTTGAGGTTCTGGCGTCGGCTGGGAACGTCGTGGTCGCCGCTTATCGGAACGTCGGCGTCGGCCGCGATTCAACACCTGGCATGCTGCTTGGATCGTCCGGTGTTGTGGCTTGCCCCGCGGTCGGATACGCAGAGGTTGCCCTCACAAATGGCGTCGAGCTGCTGCCGGGGGATTGGCTCGCGATCGGTCAGACCGACGCGGGTGCGTCCTTTCGCGGGTTCTATAACAACGCCATCGTCAGCAACTTCTACAAGGGGCGCGCGGCGTATCAGTCCAGCGCGATCCCCGCCCCGGCTGTGCCAACACCGGTGTTCGGGCTGAATCGAGTGATTCTGCTGGTCGGGGTGGCTTAGTAGGCCGTACGCGCCATGTCGGCCTCGGCGCAGGCGTCGCTGCACCAGACGACGTTGGCGCTACGCGGCGCTGCCGGGAGCGGCATGCCGCACTCGGCGCAAGCGCGGACACGCGGCTCGGACCACCAGCGCGCCAGGCGATCGATCAAGGTCATGCGCGCGAGCATAGCGAAACCTCAGCCCACGCACACAAACCCGAGAGGTCATGTGCGCGGAACGGCCACTGCAACACTCGTGCACAGATTGCATCAACGATCACCCACGCCCCCGGCGTCCCTCATCTCGAGGTGACGCCGGGGGCTCTTTTCGTCGTACTTTGGAGGGCCAAAACACGTACGCTCTTTTCTCGTGAACAAGCTTGGCGGGTCCCTTCTCGCGGCCACGGTCATTGTCCTACTCGCTGGGTGCTCAGCGCCGGCGCCCGCACCGACCGTCACCGTGACAGCCGAAGCCGCCCCGGCGCCCACGGTGACGGTGACCGTCACTCCCCCGGCGCCCACGGCCGCCATAACGTCGGCGCCTGCAGGCATAGACCTGACCACCGACCAGGGACTCTGCGCCGCAGACGCTGAGATGACCAACCTCGAGCTCAACGATGCACTCGCCGTGGTCCTCGGGTACCCGGGCGATCGCGACGCCCGCTCATTCGAGCAGGACGACGCGATCCGCGACTACAAGAACGCCGCCTTCAAGCGTGCGTGCCCAGCCCGCGCCAGCTAGAGCAACCCCCCAGGGCGCCGCGCGCTGCTCAGGAGGCCCTGCGGCCGCTCTCGCGCGGGATATCCCTCGCAGGCAGTGCATGAATGCCGGCGCGCTTTCTGCGCTCGCTGACGCCCGTGTAGATCTGAGTGGTGGCGAGGGACTCGTGCATCATGAGCTCCTGCACGACGCGGATGTCGACCTCAGCCTCGACGAGGTCGGTTCCGAACGCGTGGCGGAGCGAGTGCGGCGTGAGCTTGGGGTCATCGATGCCGGCGCGGATCTTCGCTCGAGTGACGAGGCAGGTCACAGCGTGGCCGCTGACGTGACCGGTGCGGCCGCGGCGGGCGGGGAACCACCAGTCGTCCTTCGGCATGCGCTGCGCGAGCTCGGCGACGACGGGGTGCAGCGGCAGCCGGCGCTCTTTGTTGCCCTTCCCCACCGTCCGGATCGTCATCGTCATGAGATCGATGTCGCGTCCGTGCACCGCGGCGATCTGAGAGACCCGGAAGCCCTGGTAGTAGCCGACCAAGATCATGGCCCGTGTCTTTGCGTACGCGCCCGATGCGAGCATGGCATCGATCTGCTCACGGGTGAACGGGCGCGGGGTGCCCTTCGGGGCGTTGACGGGCTTGAGCTTGACCGACGGGTCGTCGTTGAGGAACTCGTCCTCGAGCAGGAACCGGAAGAACGCGACGATCGCCCCGCGCTCGGTGCGCCTGGTCCCGGCCGAGATCCCACCCGGTCGAGATCCCGGACGGCCCAAGTGCCGGCGGAGGTCGACCAGCGTCACCTCCCCGTAAGACTTCCGGCACTCCTGCCGAAGCGTCCGCACGATCGACGCCCGGTTGCGAATCGTCGTCTCCGCGAGACCCGCAGCACGCTGATACTCCGCGAAATAGTTCAGCGCCAC